TTAGGGCGATTGTGTTGGGCATTAATTGTATCTACCAAAGCGCTAATTGCTTGTGCCATTTGCATATTTCCGCTACCAATAGCGTCTGCAATAGGTTGCATTGGTGATTCCATAGATTTAGCCATGTCTTGTTCAGTCATATAGGCCATTGTGCCATCAGACTCATCAGAACCAATACGGGCTACTTCAATCTTTGCGCCATTGTTAATATGCGCTAACAAGACTTGAGTATTTCTCTCAGTCATCATCTTCATTTGGGCGACTTTCATCTCCATCTCTCTGTCCATCATATTGCGTTGTTCTTCAAGTTGGAATTTAAGTTGGTTTTCTTGTGCCTGGTACTCTTGTTTAGCCTTCTCTAACTGCATTTGGTTCTGCATCTTTGCTTGTTCTAACTGGGCTTGCATTTGTAGCTTCTGCATCTCAGCTTGCTGTTCCATCTGTACTTTCTGAATCTCTACAGGTGGTGGCTTTTGCTGACCTTTTGTAGCTTCGTACTGTTTACGCAAATCATCAGCAGTTTGGTCAATAATTCCCTCTAATTGCTTACCGGCTTTGAACGCAGTAACGCCAAACTTGAGCATTTCGCATAGCATTGGGGTCAATTCTGGGCTTGCATTAGCTGCTGGCAACGCAGATTGCATAAATGAACCTACTGCTGCTAAGAAAGCAATTCTATCTGCCTTTTCTTGCTGTTCATCTTGGTAAATCATTGAATCAGAGGTGACTTCAATGCGGAAATTCTTGCTTGCTTCATCACGCAACAAGGCAATAGCTTGTGGAATCAGTTGCCTGTCTTGTTCAGACAGTTGCATTGCACCAGAAATCTTAACTAGAGTGTCATCAGTAAAGTGATTGCAGATAATCTGCGCTTTAATGGTTAACAAGCTAGTAGCAAAGTCTACGACTGCGTGCTGCTGTGTCTTTAATCGACCAGAAGCGTTGTTTGACTTGATAATCTGTGCGCCAAGGGTGTCATTAGGGTCAGATTGACCACGCTGAATGTCAGCAATACCCATTAATTCATAGATTTGACCCTTAACCTGGTCCATTGCTTGATAGCATGACATCAATGCAGTAGCAAATGGGGTTAAATCTACTAGGTCAATAGCACCTTTCATGCCTTGTTTCTCAGCAAAAGCCATCCAGTTACTTACTGGAATCATGGTATTGTTTTCGCCTTCAGAGAACAAGCGTTGTAACTCACTTGCTGAAGCATCGTATACACCACGCACTTTAAGGGCATTAATCAAGCCATCAATTCTGTCGCACAGAACATCTAATTCACGGGCTTGGTCTTGGTAAATAGTAAAGTCAGGAATTGGCTCTAAGGAATCTGTAGTCAGAGTCGCATAGAGTGGCTTTGGACAAGGCCAAAAGTTCTCTAATCCTAGTGGGTCATCTCTTTCGTCAATAATCTTGCCTAGTGACTTAGAAATCCACAATACCTTGCCTGTTTCTTTGTCCCAAATTTCATAGATAACGGCTTCATATACACCGTCATCAGACTTGTAGGATTGCTTTAAATCGTCAGGTTTGGTATCCAATGGGATTTTATAGCCCATTTCTTCGCCAAAACGCTCAACCAATGCTGGGCGAGACATATAGACTCTACGCCAAACTGCGGTTACTTCTTCCCATGTACGGGCTATTGTGTGACCAAAATCACGCCAATGGACATAATCAACAGGAGCGCACTCGTACTCAATTCTTTCTTGAGACTCATTCTCCATACCTTCAGGAGTTTCTGCTTCATCCGCATCTTCAGTAACGCTAAATCCGTCATCAGGTTCTCCAGCTTCTTCGCCAACAATATGCGGTTCATAACGAACCCAAGCTACACCACGACCACCCAATAAGCGGTCAAGAACTGCATTATTCATGGCTGACTTGTAGTCACCATAGTGTTCAATCTCAAACTCTAATGCCCTTTCAAGCATCATTGAGGCAACTCTGCCTATGGGGTCATTGTCCCTAAATCTACGGCTAACATCAGGTCTAGGAAGTCTTGCAAAGATAGCTGGCTGAATAGTCTGAACATTACTCCAGAGGATGTTGAAGCGTGCATTAGGATTTCTGTCGTAGCGGGAATCATCTTTATATTTCTTTACAATCCGGTCAACCCTAGCTTCCCAACGCTTGTAGCTGCGTTCATAAGCCATAATCGTTTTATACCAATCCTCATAGGAGTGGTTTACAGTAGCTTTATCGTTTGCCATCAAATTCTTCCTCTTGAACTATTCTGTGGGGTTTGTTTCCACATATCATTCAAACTTACATCGGTTTTACCTACAAATAGCCCTTTAATCGAGTCATCTTTATGGGGCAACTTAGCTTCTTCTTTCCAGGCAATACTTAACATCCTAAAGGCATCAGCACCATGAGAAGTCCAATCGTGTCTAGGTTTATCCCTAAATACTTTCTTATCCTCATCGTACTCACGCTGGTACTGCCTCAAACATTCAATGCCATCCTCACATCTATGGTCAAACCAAGCTCTAGTTAATGCTAGTCGTGTTGCTTGTATTCCATCTTGAAGTGACAAACTTGGCACAATTTTCATTGATTTTAACGCAATTTTGTCTGAAAGTTGTTCAATTATGCTTCTATTTGACGCAAGTGTCTTTGCCTTAGCATCGTGAGGTAGGTAGTGTGTACCATACACATAGCCTCTTTCTTTTTCTCTTGACGCAATAATTCCAGCATAGAAAGCTACCGGCTGACCATTGGAGGAATGGTAATCAAGCATACGAATCTCGCCATGCACAACTTGAAACCACCATATAGCCGTGTCATCTGAGTAACCCAAGTCCCATGCTGTATGTACAGGAAACATAGGGTCATACTCAATATCGGTAATACGCCCTTGGTCTGTCAGCTGACGCATCTCTTTACCGTAGTAAGCACCAAGAATAGCTGACTCAAAGTCACATTCAAACTCTTGTAAGTATTGGTCTTGAGTCATAGACCTAGCAGCATCTTCTAATTCTTCTTTGGGCAATAACCCTGTCTGACTAGCTCTTAGGGTTTTGGCATACCAACCGTCATTCTTAATGGCGTTGCTATAGATGTCCCAGAAGGCGTTATGACCCTTGGGAGTTCCGATAAAGACTGCCCATCCGAGCCTATCGGCAAGCAAAGGCCGAATAATCTCGCCCCAAATACGAGGACGCATATCTGCATACTCATCTAAAACTATACCGTCAAGATACAGACCACGCAAACTATCAGCATTATCAGCACCGAATAATCGTATTCTCGCCCCATTTATTAGTTCTACCCATAGTTCAGATTGATTAGCTTTAGCCATTACAGGCTTACTAAATCTTAACAAGTAGTCCCAGGCGATATTTTTGGCTTGGCTATAATATGGTGCAACATAGGCATATCTGCCATCCTCTTTGCCCTCTATTAGTGCTTTATAGATGAGTTCATTGATACAGCTAACAGTCTTACCGCAGCGCCTATGCGCCACAATAACTGCCCAGCGTTGACTTCTTTCGTGAAAGTCTAGGAATACATCTCTTGGACAATAGTCCAATTCAACATCTAGGATTTCTTCCAAGACACCACCATGCGTTGAGGGGCTTTCTCGTCACCTACTACTTCAGTCCTAGCTAACTTAGGTACTGAGTATTCAACTAGGTTTTGGACAATCTCACAAGCCTTAGCAGGATTAGGCTGAACAATAAACTTTCCTGTCTTATCGTCAAATATGCCTTCTGCGGTACTCTGAATCCACGATTGAATAAAAGGTATATTGGCATCAAGTAATGCTTTAATCGCCTCACGGGCTTCTGTAGTGGCTTTATTAGGCACTCCTGGCTTACGACCACCAGTCTTTTTTCTATTTTCTTCTACTTTATTATCCATACATTCTCAAGTGTTTGATTTGTAAGGGTTTAATTCTATCACTATTTAGTTGTAATCGTTACAGCATCAGGTTTTACATCAAACCATCTCTGGCCTTTATTATAAGCATCAATTAGTTCGCCAATGGTTACAGGTGTATGGTGTTCGTAATCAGCTAATCTTGGTGTCCAAGTAGTTTCGCTTGTAACAGGTACATAGGTTTGATAACCATCTATCGTTTCAGTAGTTTTCATGCCTTCTTTTAGCTTTACTTTACTAAAATCATTATTTGGATGTTCTACAAACTCTCTCATTGGCCCATAAATACTTCTGGAAAATGGTGTTGGCCCATTAGCCCTAACTCCAGGTTCAACTAACTCATTGCTTGATTTAACCCACTTTTTATCAACTTTCCACTTACCTGGTTCTGCGTTTGTATTTGGTAGAAATTGACCACCTTTATAAAAGAAACCATTAGCGTCAGCTACCTGACCACCTGCTTTAGCCCTACCTGTATCTTCTAAAGCGCTTAATTGTTGTTCAATCAACTCTTTTCTAGGTAATACTGCTTTTGTCATTCCAATAATAGGCGCTTGCATAGCTAATTCAGCCATTGCTTTAGGGTCACCTTCTAACATATTGGATTTAAAGGTATTGCCAGGATATGCCCTAGCTAATAAATCCATTTGGTTACGCTGATTTTCTTCAAATTTCTGCGGCAAACTAGCAAAGTGTTGCTTGATAGGTTCAACCAATGGTTGTTCTGTAGGTGGTGTATAACCCGTTCTAAGCAAATCCGCTAATGTAGCCATGATTAACCAACAATATCAGGGTCGTGGTATTTGTTCATGGCCTTTGACAATGCCTCTTTACGCTTCATTCTTTGATTGGCTTTCTTATTCAGAATGGTGCTATCGTCTAGCTCTAATGGAGGATTATGGTCTTGACGCTTTTTCTGCTGTTTTTCAAGCGTTGATTCTTTGTGCGGGCGCAGCATAGCGTTTTCTGGCGGATAGCTTCTTGTCATGTGTTTCATTACATATCTTTCATCTTTTGGCGAATCATGTCTTTTCTGCTTGGCTTTGCAGTCTTGGTGGCATCTTTAAAGTCTTGTGCGCTTGGTCTGCCTTCTGCGCCTTTTTTAGCCATCTTTTCGCCAGAACCAGCTTTAATGCGTTCCCGTTTAGCATGAATATTAGCGTATAAACCTGGTTTCATTCTTCACTCGCAATGTATTTAGCGTAGGATTCTTCTAACTTAGCCTTACGCTTGCCTTTAGCGTTATCTCGTTCTACATTGAGTGCAATAGCCAATGCCTGTTTTTTTGGCTTACCGGCAGCTACTTCAGTTTTAATGTTCTTACCTACAGATTGGGCTGACCCAGACTTATCTAATGGCATATTGAGTCCTATTTCAAAAAGCGTAGTTTGTAGGTGGTAGAGTCAATTAAATCAGCAATGGCATCTACCAAATTGCATAATTGTTCGTCTTGCGGCAAATCGTTTCTAGCTTCTTTTACAAACTTTTGCAGGCTTTGTAAGTATTTAATTGGGTCTTTTGGCTGATGATATACGCTTGGGAATGTATCAATCTTGTCGTAAGCACCCATATACGCTTCTACATAGGCATCTGTGAGGTCAACAATCTCATCATAATATGTGCCTAAAGCCATATGTTTACTAAAAGAATCGGTAGACCAATGGAAAAAGTGGGTATTTGTCGCTGAGTGCAACAAAGTGGCGGCAAACATAGCTACATTATCATTCATAGAATTACTCCATTTTTACTGATTTTAAAACATCTAGGGCTTCTTCGCTTGAATTTACCCTATATAAATGCCCACCTTTCCAACCAGCAATAAACTTAATCTGGTCGGGTGTAAACTTTTTATCTGCACCATCTTTTACTTCCATTAAAATAGTATGTCCTTCGTAGGCCACAAGTAAATCGGGTATTCCTGCGCCTACCATGTGCAACAAGTGGACATCTGCACCATTATCTCGTAGCGCTTTTACAACACTTGCTTGATTTTTGTCAACTTTTTTGGCGAATGTCATATTTTAGGTTAGTATTTGGTAACTTATTGATTATAGGGGAATTTCTTGAAAATCTTATTGCTGGATATTGAAACCTCACCCAATGTAGCCCATGTATGGGGGATATGGCAGCAGAATGTAGGATTATCACAACTGCTTGAATCTTCTTATACGATGTGTTATTCAGCTAAGTGGCTTGGCGAAAAAGATGTTTATTTTGATTCAGTACATCAAAGTAGCCCTAAATCTATGCTAGAGGGCATACACGGCCTTTTAGAAGATGCCGATGCAGTATGCCATTACAACGGCACAAAGTTTGATATGCCCACATTAAACAAGGAATTCTTGCTTCACAAGATGACGCCACCACCACCAATGAAACAAATAGATTTATTGCGAGTGGTTAAAAGTCAATTTAGGTTTCCCAGCAATAAATTAGATTATGTTTCCCAGCGCCTTGGATTGGGAAAAAAGAAAGACCATGAGGGTCATACGCTGTGGATTAAATGTATGGCTAATGATAAAAAAGCCTGGGCTACTATGCGTGAATACAATATTCAAGATGTATTGTTACTTGAAAAGTTATATAACAGGCTATTGCCTTGGATTAAAACCCCTGTAAATCAAGCATTGATGAGAGATAGGGATGGGTTTGTATGCCCTACTTGTGCAAAGCCATCATTACTCAGCAAGGGTTACAGATATACTAATACTGGGGCATATCAGCGCTATCAATGCAAAGCCTGTGGTGCATATTCAACAGATACAAGAACCGTAATACCTCACGCAAAACTTAAACATCTAGCATGAAATTAACGCCAGAGGTTGTTAGAAACCTTTACGCTTCTCTTTATTGTTGCTATCCATTTACTAAGTGGAAAATGCCCGTGCCTGAAGAAATAGACTTTGTAGTAACGGCTGACCCTGAAACAATGGGTACTTACCTATACGACACAGGTGAGGACTATGAACATACTATAACTATCTCATCTGCTAGGTGCGGTCATTACTACACAGTCATAACAACATTAGCACATGAAATGATACATCTTAGTTTTCATCGGCAAAAAGGAGATAAATGGATGCAGCATGGCAAACCATTTAGGACTCGTTGCAAGCTGGTTGCTACTGAGTTAGGTCTTGACCCTTTGGAGTTGTGAGTTACTCATAGCCCTTTCCAAGTTTCTGACTGACTCGTTCCAGCAACTCCTCACAGGATATTTCGTATTTTCTTTCAAAACCTTTGACACCCAATCCGTGAAGCCCACTATTTCCCC